AATTCCTTTGTCTACTACTGAAGGCACTTTAAATTCTATTGCGTTTTCCATAATTTTTTTTATCTCATCTGCATGAGCATCATCTTTAATATTAAAACAAAGTTCATCATGTATCTGTAACATAGGTAAATGTCCTTGATTATAACAATCTAACATCGCTTGTTTAGTTTGATCAGCAGAGGATCCTTGAATTAATCTGTTAAGTGCTTTGTATGTGTATGCTCTTTTTATGTTATCTTTACCATATTTAGCTACAGCATCATCAAATTTTTCTGCAACATGAAGGCCAAAATCTTTTGTCTCCCACATATCAAATCTACATTTACGGCCTTTCTTGGTTCTAATAACACCTTTCTCATCTGCTGCAAACTTACATCTATCAGATAATTTTTTTACAAAAGGCACCTTGTTATTATATTTAACTATTAATTGATCAGCTTCATCCTTACTTACACCAAGTGATAAGGCTAATTTGTTTTTACCCATTCCATACATTAAACCTAAGCCAATTGTTTTAGCTTGAGATCTTTCAATACCCACTAAGTCTGCTACTGTCTGATGAAAGTCTGCTTCAGTATTGTGATATGCTTCTACCAATTCATTAGATCCTTCATATCCATCTCCAATTGATGCTGCATAATGAACCGTCATCCGTGGTTCTTGCTGAGAATAATCAAAACTCCCCCATTTATATCCTTCTTCTGGTATAAACAAACTTCTTATCTTGGGACCAAAGTCTTTGTTTCTAGCTGGCACTTGCTGTAGGTTTGGATTACTCATACTTAATCTGCCTGATACTGTGCCCCCTGAGTCAGATCTTAATTGCTGTATTTCTCCATGAATTCTACCGTTGACTTGGTACTTCATAATTGAAGATAAAAAAGTTCCATGAAATTTATTGACCTCTCTTGCTTGGACAATTAATTGTGCTATTTTGTTTTTATTATTACTTAACCAATTTTGTGTAAAGGAAGGTTCTTTTGTTTTTTCAGTACGTGGATAATCTAGTTTCATTTTGTCGAAAGCTTTGGCAATCTGGCGTGATGCCCAAATGTCTACTTCTATTCCTGATTCTTTTTTTATGGCCGATAGTATTTCTTTCTCTTGGTTCAACATTTCTTTTTGTAATACTTCAGCTTTTTCCACTTGGACTCGGATTCCTCGTTGGCGCATTTTTATAAGCACCGGGATTAAATTAGATTCTAATTCCCATATAGTTGTTAAACTTTGTGTTTGAATCTCTTGTTTAAATCTTTGCCACAACTTTAATGTTAGCACTGCGTCTTGCTCTGCATAATATCCAACATGTTCAGCGGGTAACTTCCACATCTCTGCCTTTGGATCTATACCATGAGCTGCTGCAGCTTCTCTTAATTCTGTTTCTGCTTTTATTTCACCTAAGTAATCTACTGATAAACTATTTAAACTGTATTGATATCTATTTTCATCTATAAGTGCTGCAGCTATCATTGTATCTATAATTGGTCCGTTGACCGTGATACCTGATGCTTCAAGCCAACCTACATCGTACTGTGCATTATGAAATATTTTAGGACAAGGTAAACTACAAACTTTTTT